GATGATTTATTATGATTTTTAAAGAAGCGTTTGAATTAATGAAACAGGGTGCGAAAGTAAAATTGCCGGGATGGAACGGATACTGGTGTTGGGATAATGATAAGCAGACGATTATGATTCATTGCAGACCAAAGGATTCCGACAAAGGACAGGGAGATGTTCTTGATATCCGTGAAACGCAGAGAGTGGAATATACTTTTATGCACACGCAGAGGGATGACTGGATGATTGCTGATGAAAAGAATTGCGGTGCTCTTGGCGGTCGGTCAACATTTGGATTTGGTGATGCTATCCGTTATCTGAAAAGAGGACTTAAGGTAGCTCGTAAAGGTTGGAATGGTAAAGGAATCTATCTGGAAATGTATTCGCCAGAAGTCAATCTTGAAACTATTGCAGAAGCAGTGCATAACGCATGGTGGGAAGAAAAGAAAAAACAGGGAGTTACAGATCACCCGGATATGATTCCGTATTCTGAACTAAGTGAAGAAGTGAAAGAATACGACAGAGTTACAGCAAGAACAACTATTGAAGCATTCAATTATATGACGCATTCGTTCATATATATCAACACTACTGGATTACAGACAGAAAATCCTTATGCGCCTAAAAATAAAGTGCCGTGGACAGCGTCTCAGGCTGATATGCTGGCAGAAGACTGGGTATTTGCAGAGTAGGAGGATTAATTATGATTATTACAGGAATGGGTCACTTTCAGAGTGTATGTAAAAAGAAACTTGTTGAATGGTACAACAAGAGCGACAAACCTCACAAGGGACCTAATGATGTTCAAACAATTGACTTAAGCAATGTATTTATTGTATGGAGTTGCAAAACTTTACAGAACTATAAATGCCTTGCTTCAACTGACATCAGTGGTGACGGAATCTATGCGGAGTACACATACAACGGGGATAAACAGGAGTTGTACGAAGATGTGTACGGAAAGATTACGAACACACGTTATACAGAAGAATAAGTGATACTTTTTAGAGACTTTAACGAACTGTTAAGGTCTCTTTTTTATGCGTAAAATGAAAGCATAGAGAACAACAAATACTAATTTACAGGAGGTATGAGTATGAATCCATATATGTCATATACACCGTATATGCCACAGGATGCTTATATGCAAGACCAGATGGCATTACGACAACGGATAGACAACTTATCACAGGCTCAACAGCAATACAAGGCACAGGCACAGCCGAATGTGAACTGGATACAGGTAGCTGGAATTGACGGGGCAAGAAATCAGATTGTACAGCCTGGAACAACGGCTTGGATGATGGATAACAATGCGCCATACTTTTATGTTAAATCTGTTGACGGTGTGGGAAGTGTTACGTTTAAAGCTTTTGAATTTCATGAGGTACAGGCGAACAATCCACAACCTGTAGTGGAAAACATGGACGCTAAGTACGTGACAAGAGAAGAATTCAACAAATTACTGGATACATTAAAACCTCAGCCGGAAGAACAGAAAGGGGAGCTGACGCATGAGTAATCCGTTAATGGGAATGATGGGCGGTATGCCGGGTGGTAACAGTCCATTAGGAATGATTCAAAGAATGATGGGGATGATGCAAAATGCGCAGAATCCCGGAGCAATGTTACAGAATATGGCACAGAGCAATCCGAACATCAAAAAAGCTATGGATATGTGCCAAGGAAGAAACCCGAAAGATGTATTTATGGAGATGTGCCAGCAAAATGGCATGAATCCAAACGATATTATCAATAAAATAAAGTGATATCCGGACGGAGTGCACACGTCTTGATAAATAAAAGAAAAGGAGAACCAACATGAACGAGGGATTAAACACACTTAGTGCTGCCGATGTAGCAGCAGTCACAAGAAACAACGATGGAAACATGTGGGGTGACGGTGGATGGTTCTGGATCATCATTCTTGCTTTCCTGTTTTGCGGTAACGGATGGGGAAACAACAACGGAGCACAGGACGCTTTTATCTCTGACGAATTCGTGAAAAGAGATATCTTTAACACAAATCAGAATGTGTCTAACACAGCTTGCGAGACACAGAGAGACGTATTAGAGAACCGCTATAACACACAGCTCGGCTTGCAGAACTTACAGGCTCAGCAGTCTCAGTGTTGCTGCAACACACAGAAAGAGATCTTACAGAGTAGATATGATGCAGCATTACAGGCACAGAACATGCAGGCGCAGATGGCACAGTGTTGCTGTGACATCAAAGAAAGCATCTTAGCAGATGGACAGGCTACACGCCAGTTAATCCAGGATAACACGATTCAGAACTTGAGAGATAAGCTTGCTGATCGTGACAGAGATTTGCAGACAGCATATTGGCAGATCTCACAGGTATCACAGACCAATAACATTATTGATGCAGTGAGACCGACGCCAAAACCGGCTTATATGTCTTGCAGTCCATACTTTGCGTATAACGCATTTGGCAATGGTTGCTGTGCAAGTGGGAATGTGATGTAAGTGAACGATATATCACTACTTGACTTTCTGACAGTGTACGGAGTTGCTTTACAGATAGCGAATTTTAACAGTGATCTATCACAGGCAAGTAATTCCGACATCGAAAAACACTTGCACGAGCAAGACAGTAAGTATTTTTTAAAAATAATTGAAAACCAAAACAAAATCATAAGCATGTTGGAAGAATCCATATCTACAAAAAAGTAGTCTTGCGAACATCAAAGAGAGTAGGCATGCGCTTGCTCTCTTTTTTAAGAAAGGAGAAAAAATATGTTAAATTCTATTGCTAAAAATGCTCAGACAGTAGTAACAAATCAGAATGTATTATTTACAGAAACAAGAGTGAAAAGCCGTAGATGTGCTTGTAACACAGGGTGGCTTGCACATGACAACGGCAGTGGACTTTTTGAAATCACAAACCGTGGAAATCTGCCAATGGCGGTCGAAGTTGAGTTTAACGGAAACGTTACGGCATCTGCAATAGGAGCGGTAGCGTTATCTATCAAACAGAACGGGGAACCGGTTTCTGGTACGGAAATGGACTATACAGTAGCAACGGCAAATGTGTATCAGAATGTCGGTGCAGCTACATTGATTGCAGTTCCGGCCGGAAGTAGCGTCACTATATCGGTTGGCAACGTTGGCACAGTTGACACATTGGTTAAGGATGCGAATATCATCATCAAAAAGCTCTCATAGAAAAGGGGTGAGTTTCTATGATTGATTTTAAAAGCAACCTAGATGTCAAAACTCCGAAAGAAATCTTTGCCGAAATCAATGAACGGTTTATTGGAGCAGTCATGATGCACGGACAGTTTGCGGACTACTTCGATTTCCTTGGCTTAAAAGGCTTTAAGCGGATGCATGAGTACCAGCATATTGCGGAAAGCTTGGAACGTAGGAAAGTGTGCCGATATTTTATAAACCATCACAATCAGCTTATTGATGATGTATTTGAGGGAAAAGTGAATGTTATCCCGGATGCGTGGCGAACGGCCAAACGGTTAAGCGTTGGGAAAAGCACAAAGCAGAAAGCCGTAGAAGATGGATTTGTTGAGTACCACAATTGGGAATCTGAAACAAAGGAAGTGTACGAACAGTACGCACACACGCTAAGAGAAAACGGCCATGTGGCTGATGCTATGTTTGTGGAATGTTTGGTAGAGGATGTAAGCGAAGAATTAAAAACTGTAGAATGTATGATTAACGACCTCATATCTACTGGATACGACATGGTATACATCACAGAAATTCAATCGGAGATTCACGACAAATACAAAAAGAAAACGAAAGGAATCGAGGTGTGATAAATGAGCGAGATTAAAAAGATTTTGGAAGAACAGCTTGAACGTGAGAAAGCATCTGCAAGAAAAGACTTAAATATGTCTAACTTACAGGCAATGTACATGATTACATCTACATTGTGCAATATGAAATCTTTGGAATGTGAAAGCGTACCGGGGATGATTGCGGATGCATCGGAAAACCTTATCAAGAAGTACAGTAACGGAAAGTACGACAAAAACATTGATGCACTATATGACCAGTACATCATGGCGAAAGAGATGTATCAGCAGAACGGAGATCAAGCACACAGAGACAAACTGATGGAAAGTGTCGGGAAACTTATGGTAGAAGTGTACGACATGCTTTCATCTATGGTGATGGATTCAGATTTTGCGGAAGAACGGAAAGAGATTCAAAGGCAAATCAAGAAGCTTGCAGAGATGTAAAAGGTTTTAAATAACGCATAATGGCTCTTGATAAACTCTATCACGGGGGACAAGTTTATTACCTCTACATTATACAATAAACATGGTGAATCACATAGGACATTTTCTTTTCTTGATACACCTCCTTTCAATTAAACCTAATAGCGGAATG